TGATCCCACTAAGATTATTTATAGGAGTTTGTGGGAAAAAAAGTTTATGCACTATTGTGACAAGAATGCAAACATTTTGGAGTGGGGAAGTGAAGAAATTATTATACCTTATCGTAGCCCCTTGGACAATCGTTCTCATCGTTATTATCCCGATTTTTATGTTAAAGCAAGAACCAAAGACGGAAGACTCGCAAAGAGCATTATCGAAATTAAACCTCATAAACAAACTCTCCCACCGAAACGTCAGAAACAAAAGACCAAGACTTTTTTAAATGAAGTAAAGACGTATGGTGTGAATCAGGCAAAATGGAGAGCAGCGAGACAATATTGTGCAGACCGTAGAATGACCTTCTTAATACTGACAGAGCATCACTTAGGAGTATGAGTATTTTCACAGACGTAAAAGATTTAGCAGGAGGTGCTTTACAGAGTAAGGGATGGTACCGTGAGCAGTTGCAATATGGGTTAGAGTCATATACTGGTGCCTTCACTGTGGGTGATATTATATTCTTCAACTATTCAGCACAGACACCTAACCTACCATTCTGGGATACATTCCCAATGGTTAGGATTACAGATGTAGATTACGATAAGATGCAGTTTTCAGGTGGAAATCTACATTATCTGAGACCTAGTAGTAGAAAAAGTATGGCAAATACATGGGCTGCTGGTAGTATTTCATATCCTATGCGTTGCCACCATAAATACTTTATGAGTAGTGTGACAAGTGCATATAATGTACCTCAAGAAGAGTTAGAGAATATGACACCACTACCAGTTGAGCAATTTGTTATTCAACCGCCTGGATTAGGAAAGACAATGGAAGTACCTAGTCGAATCATATGGAGTAGACTTAAGTAATGGCAAATAGTTTTACCAAGTTCCGTGAGTTAGTAGCGAGTGGAGCTAAAGAGCCAGCAAGGAGTAATCTGTACTCAGTGAGAATAGATTTACCTCAATGTCTCATGCTGAACGATCGTGTATTAAGATCAAGAGGTAGAGATGTATTTGAGTCTATTAATTACTTCGCTGATGATGTAACAGTACCAGGAAAAAGAATTACTACTGGTCAGATAAGAGATGTAGGACAGCAACGTAATTTTGCTACTGATACTGCTGCTACAGACCTCAATGTGTCATTTATCGTTACAAAAGATTTAATACATAGAGAATTATTTGAGAAATGGATGCAATATACTGCTAGTGATGCAGAAAATAGAGTTACTCTATATGAGGAGTACACAACTAATATTATGATCTCTAAGTGGGAGTTAGGATCCAATATTGTCTGGAATGGTATAACCCATGAAGGTAAACAATACGAACAGAGATTAAATAGAGCAACGGGTGTTTGGCAGATGTTTGGGGCATTCCCGTATGATATGTCATCACTTAGTTTTAATAATGGACAAACTGATATGTTGAAGTTAGATATATCTTTCTACTACGAGAGATATAGATTTGACACTATTGGTGGTGAGGCTACTAGATTTGATGCAGGTGATCGTCATATCAACTTCTTCAATGAGAGTGCCAATATAATGGGATATGATGTTGAGCAGAAAGATGTTGCTCGATATGGTGTCTAAATAAAGATAATATAATTAATCGTTATGCCTTTACCCAAGTTAGCCATACCTGAGTATGAGATGGAAATGCCTATTACAGGCAAGAAGTTAACATACCGCCCCTTTCTAGTGAAAGAGGAGAAATTGCTTTATCTCGCTATGGAGTCGAACAACGACAAAGAGATGATTAAAGCAGTGAAGACAATAATTAAAAACTGCACCAGTTTGAAAGGAAAAGTAGAAGATCTCGCAACCTTCGAGATTGAGTACATCTTCCTTAAGATCAGATCTAAGGCAGTTGGTGAGGTGAGTGAATTTAAAGTCACTGCACCAGATGATGATGAAACAAAGGTCGATGTGAAAATACCACTGGATAAGGTAGGTGTTGAGGTACCTGAAGGACACACTAACAAAATTGAGTTAGATGGTAATGTAGGTATCAAGATGAAATATCCATCATTGGATGTATTCATTCAACAGAATCTTACTGAAAACCCAGATATTGATGATATCTTTAAACTTGCAGCTGGTTGTATAGACCAAGTATGGGATAAAGAAGAGGTATATGACACGTTTACTAAGACAGAAGCACTTGACTTCCTAGAAGGACTCAATTCTGAGCAATTCCAGAAGGTACAAGATTTCTTCCAGACAATGCCTAAGTTAGCGTATACTATTCCAATCTATAATCCTAAGACTAAGGTTACCAGTGAGCTACAGTTAGAAGGTCTAGCATCTTTTTTCGAGTAGCCCTAATGCATGATAGTCTTGAGAATTACTACAAGACTAATTTCGCATTAATGCAACACCACAAGTACTCTCTGACTGAATTAGAGAATATGATGCCTTGGGAACGTGATGTTTATGTGAATCTTCTTATTGCTCATATACAAGAGGAAGAAAGAAGGCAGAAACAAGAAGAAAACAAAATGTCTCTCTAATGGCAATTAAATCGTTTGTTACAATTAAACCATTTAAGATCTCAAGTAAGTTAGATGAAGACTTTAATGCGATCCGTAAGGGAATCAATCGTACTGGTGTTGTAACAGAGGGCATAGCACATAATTTCTTTGAAACTAATACTATCATTGAGTTTCAACGTGATTGGCTTCGTACTGACATAGCAGAGAAGACAGAGAAATTAGATGATAAAGATAAGAAAGATAAGAGTATATGGAAGAAAGGTATTGATTCTTTCAGGAAGATGTTCCGAAAGAAGAAGAGGGATAAAGTAGAGAAGACATTAGAAGAAGCAGAGAAAGAAGCTGATAAACCTGTCAAGAAGAGATGGGATACCATTAAAAAACCATTTGAGGGATTCTTTAAGAGAATAGGAGGTTTCTTAGAGGCAATCATTGGTGGTTTTCTCCTGTACGGTATCTTTGACTGGATGGATAAAGATCCTGGTAAAGCAGAGAAGGTATTCAAATTAATATTTGCTATTGGTAAGTTTGCATTTTCGATACTAGGGTTTGGTATCAATGGGATAATGAATGGTCTTACCAATATATTTGGTAGCTTTGAAGAGAACCCTGTTAAGAGAGGACTAAGAGCATTCTTAGGAGTCTTCCAGTTATTAGGTGGTATTGCTGCATTTAAGACAGCACAGTACCTATTAATGCCATGGAAGGCAATATCAGATTTTAATGGTATTAGAGAGACATTTGCTAGGAATACTCAGACACAAGAAGAGATAAAACAGAGTGCTGCATCGAGACGTACGGGGTATAGAGATAAAAAGACGGGTGTAATATACAGTAAAGAAGAGTACGAGAAGATTCAGAAGTCTGCTAGGAGAGCAGACCTTAAGAGAGGTAAGCAAGCAGGTAAGGGGATGAAGTCTGACCTTTACCAGAAACAAGCACAAGATAGATTCCAAGGACAATTTAAGGGAGCAAAGAAAGGACCACTCAGTAAGTTACAGCAACGTGGTCGAATAATGGGTAAGAAAGGACTCAAATTCGGCAAGAAAGGTTTTGGTAAGGTAGGTAAGTTTGCAAAGGCAAGACCAGGTGCAGCAGCAGGAGGTCTATCTGTATTGGGTGGAGCTGCACGTATAGCATCAGGTATAGCATCAGGTGAGAAGAAGTCTGCTGCTATAGGTGCAGGTGTTGGACAGGCAGCAGGTGGTTTAATAGGTGGTGCAGTAGGTACTGCGTTACTAGGTCCATTCCTAGGTCCATTTGCACCTATCGTTGGTAATGCTATTGGTGGTTTCTTAGGTGAGTGGGTAGGTAAGACTCTAGGTCCAATTATAGAACCTATATTTGGTCCACTCGGTAAGATGTTTAAGATGTGGGGTCAGGTGATATGGGGTGTTATGAAAGAGGTGTTTGCACCTTTTAAAGAGACCTTTGATGCACTTATGGGATTCTTAAGTGGCATTGGTGATCTACTAATGAAAGGTGCTAAGATGATAGGGAACTTTATTTCCTTCGTTTTTGGTGCTGCTGTTGATGCTATCAAGTGGATAATAGGTCAGGTTATTAATGGAGTGAAGAATCTTATAGCATTCGCTAAGAATCCTATAGGTTTTGCATGGAAAGTAATAAGGACTAGAGGTAAAGTCCTTCAGATGGGTCAAGAGAAGGCAGAGGGTGGTGCAGTACCTGTATATGGTACCATGAAAGACATATACCCAGTAACAACACCACAAGATTATAGTATGGGTGGTTTAGTTAAAGCAGTGTTGGCAGGTAGTCCAATGTTCGCTAAACCAATGGAAGAAGGAGGACATTTAATAACATCACCTATGGGTGAGAGAGACTTTAAGTTATCACCTGGTATGCACATGGGTGTTGATATTGCTACAGAGATAGGTGAAGCAGTAGTAGCAATGTCAGATGGATTCGTTGAGGCAGTAGGTAAGGATTCTGGATATGGATTCTGGATAAGTTGGGTAGATGACAAAGGATATGGTCATTTCTTCGCACATCTTGATAAGATGCCAACCCATCAGAAGGGTACGAAGACACCTAAAGGTACCGTATTAGGATATACAGGTAATAGTGGTAAGTCTTCTGGACCTCATCTTCATTGGGAGATGGCACTTGATCCTAAGCATACTGGAAGACCTAAGACAGATGTATTATCAAGAGTAAATCCACTTGACTTCTATGATAAGGAAGCACCATTTGGTGGTACTACTGTGAAGGTAGAGAAGGTTACTAAAGAATTGTCATTCGACATGCCACATGGTGTGAAGAGTGCAGTACCTAAGGTATTAGATGCAGCAATAGGTGCATGGAATAACACCTATGGTAAAGTAATACCATCACTTAAGATTTCACCACCAAATTTCTCTGGAAAGGTACAAAAGATTAAAGAGAAAGCACAAAGGGATCACGATGATGAGATGATGCCATTAGTAGTTAAGGGTGAGACCACAGTTGTTACTGAACAGGTAATAAATAACAATGGTGGAACTAATGTTATTCCTGTGTACTCACCATCATCAGCGATGTTAAGTTAATATGGCAGACGCACCTACAGTTAAAGTAAAGAGAGCAGCACTGTATAAGATGGTATCTTATAAGGGTACCAATACTGGCATGCAGTCGGTGATTTCTGGTATGAACTCTTTGGGTCAGACTCTTAATAGTATTTCACTAAACTCTCAAGCAATGGTTGAGGGATGGAGAACTAATATTGCTACACAGATATCTAATAACAAAGCATTAATCAAGAAAGAAGATCAGATAGCTCAGAATGAAGAGAAGAGAGATAAAGCAAAGCAAGTAGAAGAGAAGAAGAGAAGAGGTAAGGCAGCTAGAGATGATGCTGAGAATAAGTCAGAGACACAACCAGCACTCAAGAAGATAGCAGAAGCATTTAAGAAGGGAAGTACTAAAGCATTTGGTGGTCTATTCAGTGGAATAGTTAAGATTGCTAAGTGGTTATTCACTGTCATGGGTCTGTATAAGGTCTTTGATTGGGTAGCTAATAATCCTGATAAGGTAGAGAAACTATTCAAGGGTCTCGCTGCTATAGGTAAGTTTGTATTTAAGATAGTAGGTTTCTTAGCAGGTTCATCCTTAGATGGGTTGACGAAATTCCTAGAGAATCCTATTAGTTTGAAAGGATTATTTGGTGCACTTCAGTTCATTGCATCAGCAGCCCCATTGTTCCTAGGGTTAGCATTCCTTAAGAATCCTATAGGTACAGTAAAAGCGGTAGGATGGGTAATATCTAAACTGGGAGGTGCCTTTGGAGGAATGAAGAAGGCAGCCTTAACAGGTATAAAGAAAGGTTTTAAACTGTTTAAAGGTGTAGCAGGTGGTATACAGGGTGTAGCTAAACAAATCTTACCCAAGGTAGGTAAGTTTATGAGAGGTGGTGGAGGAGCAGTATTAGGATCACTAGCTGCTGGATCTGCTGCTGCTATGATAGTTAAAGAGCAAGGTGGTAGTGGAGCAGAGATAGCTGGTGCAGGTGTTGGTGCAGGTGCAGGTCAAGCAATAGGATCTGCATTGGGTGCTGCTACTGGTATACCTGGAATGGGTATGCTTGCAGGTGCTGCTGGAGCATTCTTAGGAGGTAAGGCAGGTAAAGCAATAGGTGGAGCATTAGAGCCAGTCATTGAACCAATTAAGAAGTTTGTTGGTCAGGTAGGTGAAGTCTTTGGTAAGGTAATGGAACCCATTGGTAAGGCATTTGGGGATTTCTTTGTCGTACTTGGTGATTTTATGAGTGGTATCCTTAAGGCAGTGGAACCTCATCTACCAATGATAACCAAGATACTAGGAATAGGTGTCAAGACAATGTTCTTCCCCTTATTCTTAGGAATGAAGGCATTAACTACTGTATTGAAATTCTTTACTCCTGGTGGAGGTGCTAATTCTGAGTCTGAGTATACAGAAGAAACTTCTACTGAAGATACCTATAGTCATGAAGGTGGAAAAGAATTAAAAGATATGATGGAGGATAGTCGTACTGCAGATAGTGATTATAAGTACGATCCTAAAGAAGAGAAGTCTAAAGGTGGATTCTATGATGGATTCGCTAAAGGTGGATGGATTAATGGTCCTCAATCAGGTTATCCTGTTAGTCTTGATGGTGGTAAGTCAACCAGTTTCATAGGACATGGTAAGGAGTATGTTGCACAGAAGTCTAGTGGTGGTGCATTTGTAGTACCATTCGATACACCAGCAACAAGAAAGAATAAAGGATTAACTTCCATGAGGATGCGTCAAGCATTGATGGGTGGTTTCCTACCAACGTACTCAAAGGGTGGTAAGTTACAAGAGAAGTCAGAGGGTGGTGAAGTTGACATGGATAATCTTGTGAATATGGGAATGGATGCGATGAAGCAACATTTCGGTATCACTAATACTGTGGCACCTAATCCTGCTCTACAAGCAGAACTTGATGAAGAGAATAATAAAAAACTACCATTAGGGTTGAAGATGACTCAGGATGGTCAGAATATTGATTTGGGTAGAGCTGCTGCTGACCAAGTAAGAATGGTAGTAGACATGGCTCAAGATCCTAAGTATGCAGAGAAGTTGAAAGAGATAGGGAAGCAGTATGGTTATGAGAATATGACTGCTGAACAATTCAAAGAGATAGGTGAAGAGATTGCTCAGGATGTCAAATTCCAGACAAATCAATTTATTCCAGGCACAGAATCGCATAGATTAGCTCAGGTTGCATCATCAATTAATTCTAGTGGTAGTAGGTTAGAGAGTGCAAAGCAAGATGAAACTTCTAAGAAGAAAGAATTACAAGTGGCAGCCATGTCAGGTGGTGGAGGAGGTAAAGCCCTTGCTTATATGATTAATACTAAGCCTGAAAATACAGTCTTAGTTCAATCTACTCCATTGGTTTTAAGATCAATTACAAGACACAAAGGCTATGTAAGTGGAAGTGGTACTTTATCTTACAAAGATGTTGTACCAATTGCTGGAGTAATAGGTGATTATGGTGCAATAGCAGTTGCTAAAAACTCTCCTTACAAAAACTTTGGAGATGTTGTTAAAGCGTATAAAGCAGATCCTAATTCAATTAAAATGGCTGGTGGTTCAGTAAGAGGAAGTATGGACCATTTAATTGGTGCTTTAGCATTTCAAGCTGCTGGAGCTAATCCAAATGATGTAGCTTATATTCCCTATGATGCGGG